TTTATTCCATTCAACAACACCTAACTGCATGCATCTAGGTAAATGCTCATATGCTAAAGATATTCTAGATAATATTTCTCTTGATTGTTGAGACTTGTGCGCTAATATCGCAACATTAAACGACTCATTAAACATTATATACCAAAGGAGAACAGATGCTACGGTAGTTGTCTTACCTGATTGTCTAGGCATCTTACATATAACAAATCTTTCATCTGTTACAAGATTAACTATATCTTTTTGAAAATCGTATAGTTTAAAAGGTATTAACCCTTCATCAATATTTACAATCTGTATATAATTTTGTATAAAATATTGAGGGTCTTGAGAGCATTTTACAAACTCTTCTATTTGCTCAGGAGTAAACTCTTGAGATATATTTGCTCTTTTTAGGTTTGGGTTACCTAGATAGTTTTCTCTAGCTTGGTTCATCTAATTGCTTCTTAATAAGTTTTTGCAAATCACCTGTACTACCAACAAACAAGGTATTATTAACTGTAGATGGATTTTTATTACCACCTGTATTGTTCTCAAAATCTTGTTTCTTTTTAGACAGATCCATTAGTGCTATATTTGCATCAGATAATGTTCTTACTAATGTTGCAACAACTTCGAAAGCTCTAGGATGTTGTGATTGTTGTGCTACTTGTAATAGATCAGACAAAGCATTAGATCCATTCTCAATCACCTGGTAAAGATTCCCTCTTGCATATTCAAAGTCATTGTCTATTTTACTTGCTTTGACTATGTCTTGAGCTTTAGTAATATCTTTTTTTAGAGGTTCAAGCTCTAAAAATTCACCTATTTTATCATCCATTGAAAGTCTTATTAATTATATAATCAAAATTATCGTTAGCACTAATGCTATTAGTATTTATGGTAACCTGATTATTAGTGGTTGGGTTACCATTTGCATCTAAACCGGGCTTAATATGAACTTTAGATGCAGGGGTTGCATTTGAATTAATTGTAAACACTCCAGCTGCTCCTGGGTCAACATAAAACTGTGTATTAGCTGTTTTAATAATACCTTTTTTATCTTCTACTGGACCAAATACATAACCTTTTACTTCAAACTGTAATGTATGTATTATTGCTCTTCTTTGTTCAAAATTTCCTTCATATGTATCTTGTGTTTGCATTTGTGCAAATACAACAGGTATATCAAAACCAAAATCTAAATTATCTAGAAGTTTTAATGTAGCTGTGTATTCAGGAGTGAAATAAGGAAGTATTTGTTCTAATATTCTTACACCATCTTCAGCATTTTTTACTAATATTGCTAATTCGAAACCAATATTAAATGGTGTTGGTGTTCCTACTGATGATAAATTAAAAGATGTTGATGCACCTTTATATAAATCTCTCATAGGGTTCATTCTTCTTTCTGGGTCATATTGAAATGAATTCATTTCAAACGACATACGAGGTAATTGTATTTGAACTTGTCTATCTAAATTAGGATCAACGTTTAAACGTTCAATAAATTTTTGTCTTGGTCCATAAGATATAGGTACACGCAATGTCTGTACTCTTTCACCAGAGCTGTTTACTCTGTCTATTTCGATATTATTAAACAAAGTACCAAAATATATCACATACTTTCTAATAACACCGTTGTAATATTTTTTACCAAACATTAGAAATTATTCTCCGAGAATGGATTTATTTCACTAAAGTCTATAAAACTATCAGCTTCAAATTCTAAGAATGTCGAATCGTCATCTTTATCAACTGTTCTCTTATCGTAATTATCATTAATTAATAGGCTTCCATTTTCTGTCGTTAGTTCAACTCCTGCTTCAGTTGTAAAGCCAACACTTTCCATTTGATAATGTTGTGATAAATCTACTTCAATATTATCTATTTCTGTTATACCAGTACTAAATCTTTCATCTGAATACTCAAACTTCTCAATCATCATATCATAAGTTTGTAAGTCACCTAATTGATAGAATATAGCTTGATGTTGAACTGATTTAATTTCAAACAAAGCGCCTATAGATGTTTCTAATGACCCTTTTATCCAAGGTAAGAATAATAAATCACCTTCTCTTGGTCTTGTTATATCAGGATTAAATTCTTCTATTTCAGCTGAAAATCTTCTTCTAGCTATAGTAATATTCATTTGATCACTGATACGTAAACCAAATCTTTCCATAAATTGACCTTCACCTTCAAACCCTTCTACAGATCTTACATATATTTCTATAGGATATGCTGTACTAAAAGATGAAGTTGGAGCTTCTGAATAAAGCTGGTCTTGATAATTTTGCGTTCTAGGAAGGTAAAAGCTTTCTTGCCCATACATTTGTATAGATTCAATTATAAGATCTTCTATTAACTGCTGTTCACCTGATGCGACATAGTTTTGAAAATAATTGTTTAAAGCCATTATCCTGTATCCACAAGTATAAGATCAAATTGAGCTGATGCTGCAACACCTCCAGTTGAAGCTTGACCTCTAAAATCAATATCTGTTCCAGCTGGTAATACTAATGGTACTGACCAATCATAGCTATAAACACCACCGTAGGCAGCTCCAGTATGTTGTACTCTAAATACACTGCCACTATTTCTAAAATATAATCTAAAATCTAATTCAGCATTTTTTGGTGATGAACCTTGTGCTTTAGATAAAAATCCAGTTTTACCTGATGGTATTGTATAAACTGCCATTAATGTCTGATTAAATGAACCTGTGATTTGAGCTACTGTTGTACCAGTATTAGACGCATAATGAGCTGTTACATTACCTGATATAGAATTTGCTCCAGAATTATACATTCTAAATAATCTTGTATATGTGTTATTTGATTGTACACCACCAGTACCATTTATTGTTATTGTTTCAGATTGTAATTCAGAATTAGCATCTAACCCCTGTATAAAAACTGTAGTATTATCAGTATTACTTGATCTTAAAAATACATTATTAGCACCTGCTGACCATGCATCCCATGGATACGTATTACCTACATCCCAAACTGTTGCTTCTGATCCATTAGGTAATGCTGGTGATCTTCCAAATTTATGTACGGTTGAATAACCTTGAACGCTTCCATTAGCTATGGGTATATTAGAAGCTGGACCGAATGTGTTAATAGGATTACCGTCTTGGTCTGCAAGCATAACGACTTCAAAGATGGTATTACCATTAGCTAGATATTCGTGTCTATCTCTTCTATATTGAGCCATTTTTATCCTATCATATCAGAAACTGGCAAGCTGTAAGATGAAAGCATTTCTTGTTCAAGTTTATCTATTTCTTGCTGAGCTTCTTGCATTATTTGTTGACCATTAAATTGAACCCCACCAGGTAACTGTAGTCCAGTAAACTTGCTTAAATTAGATCCCCATTGATATTTTATTTTTTGAGTTGCATAATTTAATAACCATCTATCTTTATAAACATCACCATATACTTCTGGATCAACTATACGATAACATTCACCAACTATAACCTCACCCGCTTGCATTTTATCCCAATCCATATCTACATATAATCTATTAATATGTCTATTATATCTTATTGGTTGTCTACCTACTAATAGCTCTTCTATAAATTGAATATGCATCATATTAGTATAATAAGTTACTAAAGATTGGTTAAATGAAGTTAAGTCATACAAATCGTTTAAAGCAATTTGATATCTAATATTAAATAAATTGTTTGTTGATAATGCATCACCAATATCAAATATTCGTACTGCACCTATTATATTTTCTGGCACAGTAAGATATTGATTAGTAATATCATCTGCAGTTATAGTCCATTTATAAAACGTTCTTTCTGAACCATCAAAATGATAATCCCAATAATAAGATAAAGATTCATCTATTCTATCTTCTGTTTGCATATCTTCGATGTTAATTTCTATCACAGGGTAGCCTAACTTTCTTAGGCAATATTCTTTAAACTCTGTTCTTGTAGTTGGTAACGCCATTTCTTATCCTATCCCCATACAACCGTTCCGGTTGAGTTATAAATTTTTAATACTCTATTTGAGCTATCATATAAGTCTGATATTACAGCATTAGCTGTTACTGTTAGATCAGCAAACGTAACACTTGCAGTTGTAGAAACATCCTGCCCAATATGTATACCAGATGAATTAGAAGTTACACCTGTACCACCTACAGCTGAAAGAGTTCTAGTCTGTTCGATAGAACCACCTCCAGTTAAACCATTACCTGCTGTAATACTTACTAATGAATGGTCTATATGTTCGTTAGCTACAAAATTAGATAAACTATCATGATCTATTCCTGATGCATCTGCAAATATTCCAGTACTGTTAGCAGTAATACCAGTATTAGCTTTTATATGTATACCAGTTGAGTTAGTTACAAAACTCCCGCTATATGTAATTGTTTGGGCATAAGTAGAACCATCACCCGTGCTTAAAACGAATGTTGTATTAGCAGCAGTATAAGTAAAATCAGAAACACCACTAACACTTGCACTTTGAAGATTAGTTACAACACCAGTAGCATCAACTGTAATAACTGGTATGGTTGTTGAGTTACCAACAGTACCTGCAGTGACGCCAGACACACTAAAAGAAGAAGTATTAATTGCTCCTGAGCTGCTAATAACCTCTACACCACCTACTTCAAGGCCATTTTTTACTCTAAAATTTTGATTTGCCATTCGGTTCCCTGTCCCCCAATTACAATTTTATTTATGCATCTACATATTCAATGCTGTATTTAAACGTAGTTGAGGAATTAGAAGGTGTTACTCTTACTCTAACATTAGTACTTGATATATCTGATGTGATGGTGAATAAGGATGAACTTGAATAAACTGAACCAAACTCGGTGTCGTATGTAGTAGTACCATCATGCACTATTAAAAACGATGTGAAGTGGTAATTACCACTATAAGTAGCAACTATTTTTACCTGTGCAGCTCTATAATCAGCTTTAGCAAATGTTAATATATTTTGCTCAGTTGTACCAGTAGCACTAAATGATTTACTTCTCTCTTGAGCAGTAGTTTCAAGCTTTGTGTCAGTAGTTAATCTACCAGTTGTATTATCGTATGATAGATGTCTTATTAATTCTGCTAACCCAAACGCCTTGGTAGTTGCCATATGTTATCCTATTCTTCTTTTACTTCTTCAACTTTTTCTTCATCTTGTAATGATTTGATAAGTGCATCAGAAAAAACACTTTCAGAAGCTAGTATTTGATCTAATCTAAATTGAGTCTGAGCTTTTTGACTTCTAATATCATCAAGCTGATTAACAAAATATTTTTGTTGATCAGTCAGATCTTCAAATTTAAATTCTTTATCATCGAGCATTATTACTCTATCATTTTTTTCCATATTATTCTCCATAATTAATTACTATTATTTATTAACCCTCTGAAGCAGCAATCAAAGCATCAAGTTCTGATTGAATTGTTGCTACATCTGGTTTTGGTATACTATCTTTTATACCTTTAATGTACAAATAAAACTGACCTGTCTTAGCGTCTTCACCAAACAGACCAGCGTCTATATCATCATACAATTTTTCTAATTGAAATGAAATAATATATTTTTGTTTACGTTCATTGCTCCAGCCATTCAACTCATTTAATTTTGCTACTATTTCTGGCGGTGGTGCTGGTAAATCTGTACTCATAATTACTCCTAATATTGTGCAGCACTTGACGTGCTAAATGTTGATGCGCTTATTGTAAACAAATGATTGTATCCTGTAGGCTGTGCAAATTCCATATCTAAAATTACACCAAGATAGTATGAGCTGCTTCCACAATAAAATCTTAACACAATTGAA